AGATCATGATGGGGCAGTTCGCCCCTGAGACGCTGTTGCAGATTTCCGGGGCAGAGCAGTTCTCGGAGGAAGACCAGCAGCATATCCCCGCCGCAATCGCCCTGTTGAAGTCCGAGAACGCCCGCGACTTCAGGATCGAGATTGCCGCCGACTCGCTGGTGCAACTTGACGAGTCGCAGGAGAAGCAAGACCGCATGGAGATGATTCAGGCGGTCGGTACTGCGTTGCAGAAGGCTGAGCCTGTAATAGCTGCGGCTCCTGAACTGGCCCCGATGGTGTTGCAGCTTATCAAGTTTGGCGTCAGCGCCTTCAAGATCGGTAAAACGGTCGAGGGCACGATTGACGAGGCGCTGGACAGGTTGCAGGAGAGCATCAAGGCGAAGCAGGGCCAGCGGCCTCCGCCCAATCCTGACATGCTGAAGATTCAGGCGCAGCAGCAGACAGACCAAGCGCGTCTGGCCCATGACCAGCAGGTTGCCCAGATGCAGGCGCAGCAGGACGCGCAAAGGGCGCAGATGGAAGCCCAGATACGCGCCCAAGAGCAGCAGCAACAAGCCGCGATGGAGCAGCGCCGGAACGAGATGGAAGCGCAGCGGGCCATGATGGAATCGCAGGCGCAGTCTGCCCTTGAGGAGCGCAAGGCGCAGCAGGAAGCGCAGTTCAAGCAAATGGAAATGGATCTGGAGTGGCGCAAGGCTGAACTTGACGCCTCTACAAAGATTCTGGTTGCTGAGATCGCCGCCAAGACCGCGATGGACAAGGCCGCGCAGGATGCCGAAGCCTCCGCAGCGAAAGAGGCTGAGGCTGTTGGCAAAGAGGACGCCAAGGCTGCGCAGACGAACGACCTCCACAGCAAGACGCTGAAGACTATGGAGAAGGTAGCCGAGGCCCTGGCCCGCCCAAAGAAGGTGGTTAGGGACGATTCTGGACGGGTTGCCGGGCTGCAATGAGCGCAGGCTACAGCACAACGCTGCGCAATGCGCAGTTGGACGCGATCACCACGGCGGTCGGGAACGCTGGGCTTCTGCGTATCTATGACGGCACGCGCCCTGCTACTGGCGGGGCTGCAACAACCAAGCTTGCTGAGTTCACGCTAGGCACTCCGTTCGCGGCTGGTGCGGCGGCTGGGGTTCTCAGTCCTACGTTGCCGAGCGATGCGACCGGGCTTGCTGCTTCGACTGCCACATGGTTCCGGGTGGTGACGAGCGGCGGCACGTTCGTCATTGACGGCAGCGTAAGCACCAGCGGCGCGGACATGAACCTGAACACCACGACCATAAGCATCGGTGTCACGGTGAGCGTGACTAGCTGGACGATTACTAGAGGAAACGCATAATGGCCGGATATTTCGCGGCGGGCAGCTTTCGGATTCTTGGGTCTGCCGCAACGCCGCATAACCTGTTGACAATTGAAAACATCGACGCGACGAAGCTTGTCTATATTCGTCGCGTCACGGTCCAACTGGATGCAACTGCCGTGCTTGTCGCGGTCATGCCGCAGGTAAAACTGTCTCGCGCTACCGCACTTCCGACAGGTGGAACGACGCTCAACAAGGGGCAGTTTGACACTGGCAATGCGTCAAACGCGAACACCGTAATCCGTTGCGCAACGGCCTCGGACGGCGGCGCAGCGACGGCGATCACGGCCACGGCAGGCACAACGATCTGGCAGCAATACTGCATGAGGATGCACACGCTTGTCGGTCAGGTACTCGCTGAGGACAGCAGCATGGCACCGGCGTTGGTGGAGACGCAAAACCTTATCTTGCGGCAAAACCAAGCGCTTCTGGTTCAGGTGGTGGCAACCATCGGCACATCGAACCCTGCGACAAACAACTGGTGTGTGAACATCGTTTGGGAAGAGGATTGAGTGGCGTTTACCTTCAACGGCAGCGTCCCATCTCCTATAGCTTTAGGAAATGACGCGACAACGCAAAACCTGTTCTCAATAACTAACAGGCTTGGCTCGCGGGTCAATGTGTACGTTCGAAGGCTTATCGCGCAGCTTGATCCAATCTTGGGGCTTACCTCGGTTATGCCGCAGGTAAAGATCAGCAGGGCAACGGGCATAAGCGGTGGGGTGGTCTTGTCGCCCACCACCTACGACACGGCAAAGGCATCCAGCAGTTTCGTTGAGGTTCGCTCCCCAATGCTGCAAGGGTTCCCGCTCTCAGGGACGGCAGGCACAACCATTTGGCAGAAGTATTGCTCACGTATGCAAACCGCAGCAGAGCAAGTGCTTGGCGTTGATAAAAGCATTTTGCCGAATCTTGTCGATGCGCAAGATTTCATACTGCGGCCGAACGAATCAATATTGTGTCAAATGGTTGGAACTACGGCGGCAGCGAATGCCGCGCTTTCTAACAACTGGTTTGCTCAAGTTGAATGGGAAGAAGAGGCAGTCTCGACGTTTGCAATTTCAGGAACTGTTACGCTAAGTGGTAGCCCGGTAAGCGGGGCAATCGTGACGGTAATAGAAGCCGACGACGAGAGCATGACCAATCCTGTATTGGTTGAAACGGTGACGACTGCCGCAGGCGGAACGTGGGCATCTAGCATTAGCACCGGCAAGGTCGGCGCGGCGTTTGTGCAGTACAAGGCAGGGGCGACTTACTACACAGCACCGGGAAGCCCGTACCTTGCATGAGCATCTACATCCCTCCGGCAACAAATGCCGTAGATTTTGCTGCGGAGAGTTTCACACCTGCTGACTTAACTCCGGCTAATAATCCGCTGTCGGCTACCAGCCCAGCGGCACGCACGGCGGTAGATTTTGCTCTAAGCGGATATACGCAGTCCACATACCCTTATGTCGGGTGGGAGCTTCTTCCGGGCGCTGGAAGTGTTACGGCAGCACTTGCATGGACTGAGGACAGCGATGTATTTGCCGTCGCTGGATCTGTGCGTGTATCGGCTGCGCTGGCATGGACGGAAGCGGACGACACGTTCGCGGCCTCTGGAACCGTCGCGGTCACTTCTGCTCTTGCTTGGACAGAAGACGACGATGTAACGGCAATCACAGGGTCGGTCACTTCCAGCGCCGTCACCGCAGACATTGCGTGGACTGAGGACGACGATGTTTGGGCGATTACCGGGCTGGCTTCATCCGCGCTTATCTCTCGTTCGGACGGGGGCGAGAAGCGCCGAAGCAAGAAGTTCCGCAAGAAGAACGAGAAGCGCAGGAGCGACCTAGAACGGGCCTTTGCGGCCCTCATGGGAAGCCCGGAGGCTTCGGTAAGGGCTGAAGCCCGCGAGATTGCAGCGCCCGCCCTGGCGCAAGGATTCGATGCTGCGGAGTTGTCTGACTTCCGCGCATCCCAACTGCTTGCCCTGTATCAAGAGATGCAGGACGAGGAGGATTTTCTACTGTTGCTGTAGCCCGCTGGGAAGCGGGTATTTCCCACTGAAGGAGTTTTACATGCCTACCACTCGCAACCTCTTGGGGTCTGGTACTGCCCCGCTTCAAGCGCAAGCCACTGTCGGCGTACCCACGGCCTCGTTCACCGCTGCCGGTTCCGGTGTCCAAGCCGGGACTGTCCTGCCGTCGGACTTCGTTGTCTGTACTGCGGCCACGGGTTCGTTCTATGCGCAGATGCCGACCGGCTCGACCGTCGGGGCTTCGCTTGGCGATACCTATGTGTTCGTGAACCACTCCGGTTCGACGGTGCAGATGTCGCCCGCCACCGCTGCCGGGAAGATCGCCAACGGCTCGGCTGGTGCGGCTTTCGCCATCACCACGGGCAAGACGGCGACTTTCTACTACATCGGCTCGGAGAACTGGGGCGCGAACCTCAGTGCGTAAATCTTACGTCTCCGTCAACGGGGAATGGGTTCCGAAGGACGAGTACTACGCGAACCTCCCCGATCCGGGCGTAATGATCATGCCCGACATCCAGCCTTACAGGTCGATGTGCGACGGTTCGATGATTACCAGCCGCTCCAAGCATCGGGAACACCTGAAGGCGCATGGGGTGGTTGAGGTAGGCAATGCGTTCGACAGCGCGAAACGGAAGGAAATGCGGCCCCCTCCGGGGCTGAGAGACCGTCTAGCGCAGATCGCCAACGAAAAGCTTCGCAGGTAGCAGTAACCACTGCCGGGAGGCAGCGGATTCCTTCATGGAGATGACATGGCCGGGACTACTCTCGCCGCAGCACTGACGGAAGCCTTTGACAAGGCCGAAGTCGAAGTACCGCAGGAAACGATTGAAACGCCCGTAGCGCCTGCGAATGACGCAGCGCCTACCGAGACAGCAACAGAGAAGGCCGACCGCCTGCGGGATGAGGCGGGGCGGTTCAAGAAGGCAGACGAGCAGCCCGTCACGCCGGAGGTCAGCCAGGATGCTGCTACGGCTCCGGTCGCGCCCGTTGTAGAGCCGAGAAAGCCCCCGTCGAGCTGGAAGAAAGAGTACTGGGAGGCTTACCAGAAACTCGACCCGAACGTCGCTGAGTACATCAACCAGCGCGAGAGCCAGTTTGCCAGCGGGGTATCGACCTACCGGCAAGAGGCGGAACGGGCGAAGGAACTGAACGATGCCATCGCGCCGTTCGCCCAAGACTTGCAGACGCACGGCATTCAGCCTGCGCAGTGGATTCGCAACCTTGGGATGGCGCATCAGACGCTTGTGAAGGGGTCGCCTGAGCAGAAGCTTGCGACCTTCCAGAAGCTTGCGCAGGACTACGGGATTCCTATTCAGGCGATCCAATCGGGTCAGGTTGACCCGGTGATGAACTATGTCGCGCCGCTCCAGCAGCGCATCAACGAATTAAGCGGTCAGTTGAACAACTGGCAGCAGCAGCAACAGCAGCAAGAACAAACCGCTTTGCAAAAGGAGATTGAGACTTTTGCGGCGGCGCATGAGCAGTTTGAAACGGTCAAGGAGACGATGGCTGGACTACTCCAGTCAGGTTTAGCCCCCGACCTTAAGAGCGCCTACGACAAGGCACTGCGACTGAACGACGAAGCTTGGCAAGCCGAACAACATCGGAAGGCTGAAGCGGAGAAGGCAGCAGCAGCGGCAAAGGTCGCAGAGGCGCGTGCCAAAGCAGTCAGCACCAAGTCGGCTACACCGGCTGGGGTGATGGGCAGCGGCAAAAAGGATCTCCGCTCAGTTCTCACAGAAAACGTCGAGAGCGTCTTGGGCGGGGGAAGAGTCTAAATCTGAAATGGAGAATTAATCATGGCCTTCGCCAATGCCTCCATTACCGACATCATTGCGACGACGATTCAGTCGCGCTCTGGTGAACTCGCTGACAACTTCACCAACAACAACGCGCTCCTGCGCCGGTTGAAGTCCAAGGGCAACGTCAAGCCCTTCAGCGGCGGTAATGTGATCCTGCAAGAAATTGCATACAACGACAGCACCACTGCCAACGTCAACAGCTATTCGGGCTACGAAGTTCTGAACATCGCCCCGAACAGCCCGATTTCGGCGGCGCAGTTCCCCATCACCCAGTACGCCTCGGCAGTCACGATGAGCGGTCTGGAGATGCTCCAGAACAGCGGCAAGGAAGCGATCATCGACATGCTCGAAGGTCGTATCGCCATTGCTGAAGGTCAACTGATGAACCGCATCAGCAACGACCTGTATCTGGACGGGACGCTGAACGGCGGGAAGAACCTGACCGGCCTCAAAGCGGCGGTCGCGGACGCTGGAACGGGTACGTATGGCGGCATCATCCGCTCTGCGAATGCGTTCTGGGCGAACCAGTTCTACTCGGGCGTGACCAACGGTGGTGCGGCTGTCTCGGCTTCGAACATCCAGCAGTACATGACCGCTCTGGCGATCAAGATGGTTCGCGGCCAGGACAAGACCGACCTCATCGTGTCGGATGCGACCTACTACCAGTATTACGTCAACTCGCTTCAGGCGATCCAGAAAGTTTCGGACCCTGAGAGCGCGGCGGCTGGCTTTGCTTCGCTGAAGTTCTACGGCGGCGGCATGGCGGCGGACGTTGTGCTGGACGGTGGTCTGTACACGGGCGGTGACTCGGTGAACGCATCGTGGTCGGGCGCTTCTGCCAACCACATGTATTTCCTGAACACCAATTACATTTTCCTGCGCCCGCACAAGGACAGGAACTTTGTACCGATTGGCGGCGAACGGCAAGCCGTGAACCAAGACGCAATCGTGAAGCTGATCGGCTGGGCGGGGAACTTGACCTGCTCCAACTGCTCGCTTCAGGGCGTCCTCGTGGCCTAAAGGAGAAACAATCATGGCCTTCCCCATTACCCCTACCATCGGCGCGAAGTTCACTTCGTCGGACGGTACGACCGCCTCGTTTGCCGCAGGCACCCGTGTTCACGGGAGCAACGGCGGCGAGTGGGTCTACATCCTTGCCAACGGTGCAATCTCCTCGGGCGATCTCGTCGCCATCAACTCGGCGGGTACGGGAACCCGCGCAACCGCTGCCCTTGCCGCTACCGGCTCGGAACTGGCGTTTGCGCAGTTCGCGTTCGCTGACACGGAATACGGTTGGGTTGCCATCAACGGCTCCCCGATGACCGTGGCCGTTTCGGCGACTTCGACCCTGCAAGCTGTCCTGTACGTGGCGACGACCTCGGGCAAGCTGTCTACCACCGCGTCCTCGGGCACGCTGGCTGGCATCGCTCTGCTCACGGCCAGCACCACGGCTGTCGCTTCCACCTACCTCGCCATCGTTACGTGGCCGAAGTGCGTGGGCGCGGGTAACTAATGACCTGGCCGGTGATGGGGGCGAAAAGCGGAGACGTTCTAGCCCCCCTCTCATTGGCTACGGAGATTTGCGAGACGCCCGAGAACATCCGGGCCAATCTCGTTTCGGCGCTTTCCTCGGAGTACGAACCGTTCACGAGACGGCTTCTTACAAAGGGCGGAAGCGCCATTTCTATTTGTGGCTCTGGCCCTTCACTGCGGCGGGAGTTTTACAAGGCCAAGGGCGATGTCCTTGCCTGTAACGCTGCGCATGATTTTCTGGTGCGCAACGGGATGAAACCGACATACGGCATGGTGTGGGATGCCGACAAGGTGGTGAATAAGTTCATCACGCCCACGGACGGGGTTGAGTACCTGCTGGCCTCCCGGTGTCACCCGGAAGTATTTGAACGCTTCCAAGGGCGCAACGTGACGGTCTGGCACGCGGGCGGGGATGAGTGCCTCCCCGACCTTCTGGACGAATACAACAAGCCTGAACCGATCATCAACGGCGGTTCTGCGGCGGTTGTCCGCGCCATGTTCCTAGCGGCTGCGATGGGCTATCGGGAGATGCATATCTTCGGGGCAGATTCGTCCTACGAAGGCGAGTCCTCGCACTTCCAGCCGAGTGTCGTTGCGGAGCAGGAACTGGGCGTGTTCTGCCTCGGCAAGTGGTTCAAGACCACGCCTTGGCTGGCGGTGCAGGTTGAGGACTTTAAATTGATTGCCCCAGCCCTTCTGGATGGCGGCGCACGGATTGTCGTCTATGGGGATGGATTGCTGCCCCATGTCGCTCGGGAACTCGGGTTTGAGGTTCACAGCGAGCAGGACGAACAACTGGCGGACTTTTACGGGCCGGATTTCGCCAGCCACCACACGGCCCAACTCTCAACTACTTGAGGTTCCTACATGCAGCTTGCTTCTGATCTGGACAACCCCGATTTCGCGGGGGCACGAAACCCGAACGACATGCTCGCCGTGGAGTTCTACGACCACGCGGCGCTTGACAAGTGGGAGACGGAAAAGACCGGCATCAAGACGTTCCGGCCTGAGTGTCCCTTTGTGCGGATCTCGATTCCCGGAAACAACCTGAACACGGTGGAACGTCCTGCGGAGGTTGGCGACACGAAGCGTTTTCCGCGTGAGTGGCTTGTGTACCAGATGAGCAAAGGCGGGCTGAACAACGCTGGCGCTGCGGGCTGGTCGATTGACGAGTGGGAAGAACTGAACGACGAGAGCCGCCGCCAACTGAAGTACCTGCGCTTCTTCACGGTCGAGCAGATCGCCTCGGCCAACGACATTCAGGTGCAGGGCATCGGCATGGGCGGTCAAGGTCTGCGCGAGAAGGCGAAGGCGGCTGTTGCTGCGAGGAACGGCAAGGCTGCGAACGAGGAAGTCGCCAAGCGCGACGCCGAGATTGCAGACCTTAAGGCAAAGCTTGACATGGTGCTTACCAAGCTTGGAGAAGAAAAGCGCGGCCCTGGCCGTCCCCCGAAAGAGAGAGAGGCTGCGTAAATGATCGTCTCCGAGTGGATTGCAAAGCCGATCAAGCAAAAGTGCGTTGCCATCGTCCGATTTGGCCCTGCGGGCGGGTTGACCGACGGGTTCCGTCCTGCCGAGTATTTCCAAGTAACGCTTGACCCCAAGGCGGTTTCGCCTTCTGGCGAATTCGTTCGTTTTGGTCAAAACGATGGCGACGAAATACTTGGATGGCAACGCTGCGCTGCGCTAACGGTAGTTGAAATTCTTGGGGATTGGGGCGATGACGGCTCCAAGCCTGAACTCGCCTTCGGTACGGGCGGGCTAACCATGCTTCAAAAGGCTGCGTAAATGGCAACGATGCTGCAACTTGTCCAGCAGGCAACCGGCGAAATGGGGCTTGCTGTGCCCACCGCCGTTGCGTCCTCTACTGCCTCGGACACGGTGCAGCAGCTTGCCCTGTTGAACGCTGTTGGCTACGAGCTGAAGTCCAAGTACCAGTGGCAGGCGCTGAACAAGGCGTACATATTCACGGTTTCGACGGCCAGCATCACGGGCGACACGGTTTTGGGTACGTCGAACATCACGAACGCCTCCAGCATCTCCGGTCTGGACACGACCTACCAGATCAGCGGGACGGGGATCAACCAAGCGACCTATATCGCTTCGGCCCCGTCTGGTTCGACGATCCCCCTGTCACAGCCTGCCACAGTCACAGCCACCGGCTCGACCTTCACGCTGACGAAGGTGAAGTATTCCATGCCGTCCGACTACGACCGGATCATTGACGGCACGCAGTGGGACAAGTCGAAGCACTGGAAGATGCTCGGGCCTGAGACTGCCCAGCAATGGGAATGGCTCATTTCCGGCTACATCTCGACCGGCCCGCGTGTGCGGTTTCGCATCTTCGGCGGGTACTTCCAGATCTGGCCCGCGCTCGGGACGAACGAAGTCCTCGGCTTTGAGTACGTCAGCAACGGATGGGCGGCGGACTCTGGCGGGACGGCTAAGACCTCGTTCACTGCCGACACCGATACCTGCATCTATCCCGACCGGCTCATGGTGCTGGGCCTGAAGCTGAAGTATTTCAGCATCAAGGGCTTCGACACTACAGACCTGCGCAGGGACTACGAAACCGAACTGAGCATTGCACAGGCGAACGACAGCGGCTCTCCGACCCTTTCCTTTGCGCCTCGTCCTTCGGAAGTGCTGATCGGTTGGGAGAACATCCCGGACAGCGGTTACGGCACTTAAATGCTGGCTAAGCGGGCTGTATCCACGACGGCAGCGATTTCGGCCCCGACGGGGGGCTGGAACGCCCGCGATGCGCTGGGAGCGATGGAGCCGCAGGACGCGGTGATCCTGACGAACCTCTATCCGGGGACTTCGGACGTATTCCTGCGCAACGGGTACACGCAGTATTCCACCGGATTGGGTGGGCAGGTTGAATCGGTGATGACGTTTTCCGGGTTGACCTCCAACAAGCTTCTGGGGGCGGCGGGTAGTTCGATCTTCGACTGTACCGCAGGGGGCGCGGTTGGTGCGGCTGTTCAGACGGGTCTCACGAATGCCCGCTGGCAGTACGTCAACTATTCGAACACCTCGGGCAATTACATCTACATGGTGAACGGGGCCGACGCTCCGCGCTATTGGGATGGGACTACGTGGACGAATGCTGCGATTACCGGGGTGACGGTAGCGAACCTCATCCACATCAACGAGCATAAAAACCGCCTGTGGTTCGTTGAGAAGAACACGATGAACGCTTGGTATCTGGCGACCTCTGCCATTGCCGGGGCGGCGACGAAATTCGACCTGACCGGGGTAGCCATGATGGGCGGCTATCTCATGGCAATGGCTACGTGGACGATTGACGCCGGTTACGGGGTGGACGACCTCGCGGTGTTTGTGACCTCTCGCGGTGAGGTGATTGTGTATCGCGGGACGGACGTATCAAGCGCAACGACTTGGGCGCTGGTCGGCGTGTGGCAGATCGGCGCTCCCGTTGGGCGTAGGTGCATGGTGAAGTTTGCCGGGGACTTGCTGATCATCTGCCAGGACGGGGTTTATCCAATGTCCGGTGCGTTGCAGTCCTCGCGGGTCAATCCTCGTGTGGCGCTGACGGACAAGATTCAGTTTGCTGTGTCGTCGGCCATCTCGACCTACGGGGATAACTTCGGCTGGGAGCTGATCCAGTTTCCAAAGGAAAACATGCTGTTCCTTAACGTGCCGATTGCGGTCGGTTCGCAGGAGCAGTACGTCATGAATACGATCACCAAGTCTTGGTGCAACTTCACCGGATGGGAAGCGAACTGCTGGACGATCTTCGGGGATGACCCGTATTTCGGCGGGAACGGGTACATCGGTAAGGCTTGGAACGGCTACGCGGACAACGGGACGAACATCAACGGCGACGGGCTGCAAGCCTTCAGCAACTTCGGCTCCCCCGGCAAGCTGAAGCGTTACACGATGATGAAGCCTTACCTTCGCTCGGACGGCTCGCCTGCGTTGTCGGCAAACCTGAACATTGATTTTGATACCTCGGACACTACGGCCACGCTGTCTTTCAGCCCGACAAACTATGCGCTGTGGGATACGGCGGTTTGGGGCGCTGCGGTGTGGGGCGGTGGTCTGAACGTCCTCCAGAACTGGCAGGGCGTGAACGGTGTTGGAGCGTGGGCAGCGCCTCGGCTGAAGATCGCTTCGCAGGGCATCGCAACGCACTGGGTGAATACCACCATCGTCATGGAGCAGGGCGCGATCCTGTGATTGTCACTGGGTCGGGTGTCGTTGAATGGGTTGCGAGGCAGACAAACGAGTTCGGGAACTTCGGTACGGAGGCTGGGATTGGATTGTCTAAAGATGGTGCCTTGGTGGCCGGGGTCGCTTACGCCGAGTGGAATGGCCCCAACGTTGTGTGCCACATCGCATCAGATGGAAGCCGCCGCTGGCTCTCTAGGGCTTACCTATGGGCGATCTTTGACTATCCCTTCCGACAACTCGGATGCGAGCGCATCACGGTATGCGTTGGGGAAGGAAACAAAGACTCGCGGCGTTTCGTTGAACACCTCGGGTTCACGAAAGAGGCTTGGTTGACCGGAGCGCATCCCACCGGGGATTTGATCGTTTACTGCATGTTCAAGGCTGAATGCCGATTCTTGAGAGAACCCTATGCAAAGCATGGAACCCATCTACTTCGCGCCGCAGCGTAAGCTTGGCGGGGGCTGGATCTGCTGGAAGGATTCGCCTTCGCCGCCTCCCGCGCCTGACTACACCGGCGCTGCGAATGCAACCGCTGCCGGGAACCTTGAGGCCGCGAAATACGCCACTGCCGCGAACCGGGTAAACCAGTATTCGCCCTACGGCTCCTCGACGTACAAGCAGGGCAATCCAGGCTCCGACACCGACCCGCAATGGGCGCAGACGATCAGCCTGTCTCCTGTTGGTCAGCAACTCCTCGACTACGCGAACAACTCTGCCCTTGGGCTCGGTTCGCAGACGGGTCAAGCCCTTGACCGGGTAGACCAGAGCCTTTCGCAGCCGTTCGACATCAACAGCGCGAACGATGCCACGCAGAAGGCTTACCAGAACATCACTTCGCGGCTTGATCCGCAGTGGGCGCAGAGGACGAGCCAGCAGGAAACGGCCCTGACGAACCAAGGGCTGCGTCCGGGGATGGAGGCGTATGACAACGCCATGCGCGACTTCAACTACGGCAAAAACGACGCTTACACGCAGGCGAACACGCAGGCGATGGGCTTTGCCCCGCAGGCGATGCAGCTTGAACTCGCTGCGCGTAACCAGCCGTTGAACGAACTGAACGCGCTTCGCACTGGCTCACAGGTGACGAACCCGCAGTTCTCCAACGTGCCGCAGCAGCAGACCACGGCGGGCGCGAACCTGTCTGGTGCGGCACAGGCGCAGGGGCAGTATGACCAAGGGCTTTACAACGCTGGTGTTGGGCAGAGCAACGCGATGATGGGCGGTCTGTTCAGCCTTGGCGCGGCTGCTGCTGGTGCGCCTTCTGGCGGGTTCCTGTCCAAATTGTTCTAAGGAGCCTCCATGCAAACGGTCAACTTCCAAGCCCCCACGGACGCCGCCGCAGAAGCGGAGCAAATCGCCCGATCGCGCCGTTATGCCGAACTCATGCAACAGCAGTCCATGCAGCCTATGGGCGACACGCAGATGGCTGGCGGCTGGGCGATCCGCAAATCCCCGTTTGAGGGGCTTGCCAAGATGCTGCAAGCCTACGGCGGCAGGAAGGGGCAGGAAGCCGCCGACGAGCGCACCAAGGCCCTGGCCGACAAGGTTCGGCAGCAGGGGGTGGCGGACGTTTCCGCGTTCACCACGGCGTTGCAGGGCAAGCCCGCGCAGGCTGAGATCCCGGCGAACGAGATGGATTACATGGGCACGGCTGCGGCCCCCGCACAGGCTGGGGACAAGTCCAAGGCTCTCGCCATTGCGCTGCAATCTCAGAACCCGATGGTGCAGGGCGCGGGTTCGTCCATGCTCGCCCAAATGCTGAAGTCCCAAGACCCGTACAGCCTGCGCGAAGGCGAGAAGCGGTACGGGCCGAATGGCGAGGTTATCGCAGATAACGCAAAGCGTCCTGAAACCAAGGTGCTGTCCCCCGGCCAGACGGTGTTCCAAGTCCCCACCCAAGGGCCTGCCGTCCCGCTTGCCAACGTCCCCGAGAAGGTGGACTACAACAAGCCTTTCCTCCCGGACGGGAAGCCGAACCCCGCCTACCAAAACTACGAGTTTGGAAAAGCCCGCGCCGGGAAGCCCGACATCAACAGCACGGTTATCAACGCTGGCCCGAAGGCTTTCGAAACCGAACTCGGGAAACTGGACGCGGAGCAGCTCGGAGAGTGGCGCAAGAACGCCATGTCCGGTCAACAGACGCTCGGGATTGTCGAAAACCTGCGTGGCGCGATCAAGGAAGGCGTGTACTCGGGCGGCGGCGCACAGGCCAAGACTGCTGTGGCAAACCTCATCAACGGCATTACTGGCGCGACTCCGAAGGCCCTCCCCGGTTCGCAATTGTTCAACGCCGAATCCAGCAAACTTATTCTGGAGAAGGTTAAGCAACTTGGCGCGAACCCGTCGAACGCAGACCGCGACTTCATCGAGAAAACGGTGCCGAACCTTGCTACCAGCCCGCAGGCTCGGGACGCTCTTATCGGGTTCCTTGAGAAAAAGGCAACGGAGCAGATCGAGATTTACAAGAAGGCCGATGCCCATGCTCGCCAGAACAACGGACTGAAGGGGTTCAACATGCTCCAGACACCTAGCCCCCAAGGCAACGTTATGGACTTCAACAGTCTTCCGAAGGGCGGCACGTAATGGATGTCCGTATGCCCGATGGGACGCTGATTACCAACGTCCCGGACAACATCACCCAAGCGGATTTGATGGCTAGGGTTGAGCGTGGCCGCGCTGAAAGCGGCCCGAAGCTGAAGATCGGGCAGGAAGGCTTTGGCGATGCCCTGCGCTCAACCCTGAAAGATGCCGGATGGGCTGGGCGCAACCTTGCCGGGGCCGGGACTGCTCTTTCCAACCTGTGGGAAGGGGCAAAACAGGTAGTCGGCAAAGGCGACGACCAAGCCATCCAAGCCAACCGGATCATGGCGCAGGAAGCCCCTGTAGGCGCTTTGGCCGGGAACGTGGCTTTGCTGGCCCCTACGGCCCTCATCCCCGGAGCCAATACCGTGGCAGGGGCGGGTGTTGTCGGCGCGGCTCAGGGCCTCCTACAGCCCACCCAAGGGGACGAATCCCGCGCCGCCAATACCGCGCTTGGCGGGGCCTTTGGTGCTGGCGGTCAGGCGCTCGGCAACAAGCTGGGAACGATGCTCACCAACCGCCTTGCAACGCAGGAGGCTAAAGGTGTCGCAGACCAATCCCGGAACGCTGTCCGCGATGCCACGCTGAAATCGGCGCAGGATGCCGGGTACATTGTCCCGCCTTCGACGGTCAACCCCTCTTGGCTGAATAAGCGCATGGAAAGCCTTGCCGGGAAGGCGGCAGTCGGTCAGGAAGCGGCAACCAAGAACCAAGACGTTACCAATGCGCTTGTCCGCAAAGGCATTGGCCTTGCCGACGATGCGCCCATCTCTGAATCTGCGGTCAAGCAGGTTCGCACGGTTGCCAGCCAGCCTTACAAGGAAGTCGCGGCGCTCAACAAAGACGCTGCGGAGGCTCTGGAAGCCCTCAAACAAGCCCGTTTCGAAACCAACGCGCAGTACAAGTTCTATGGCCGTTCAGCCGACCCCTCGGCGCTCGCAAAGGCCAAAGCAGCGTCCACGGAAGCCCAAGGCTGGGAGGAGTTCCTAGAGGCCGAAGCCGCCGCCGCTGGGAAGCCGGATTTGGTCAACGCGCTGCGCAAGGCGCGGCAGGAGATCGCCAAGACACACGATGTCGAACGCGCCCTGAACACCTCCACCGGGAATGTGGTCGCCACCGACCTCGGGAAGATGATTGACAAGGGCAAGCCCCTGACCGGGGAACTGGAAACCGCCGCCCGCTTTGCTGATGCGTTCCCGCAACTGGCTCGGGAGGGCAGCAAGATCCCGACTCCGGGGGTAAGCAAGTCTGAGGCCCTGGCTGCTGCGTTGCTGGCTACGGGCGGCGCTGCTGCTGGTGGCCCGTTTGGCGCTGTGGCAGGCGCTTTGCCTCTCCTGAGTGGCCCTGCGCGAAGCATCGTGCTTTCCAAGGCGTATCAAAACGCAATGGCGCAACCGAAATACGGGCCGGGAATGACGACTAAGGCTTTGGGGCAGGTAACGCCGGAAAGGGCGGCTTTGCTGGCTCGGGCGCTCGCCCCGGCTCTGGCCCCTACGCTAGCGACACAGTGAGTCTTTAGGCCCGCCGCGATGCTTGAGGATCTGGTGCTTTAGCCAGCCCTCTGGCATCCATTTGTGAATTGCCCAGCGCATGGGCAGGCAGATCCCCCCGAACAGCAGTAGGGCTGCAAATGGCTTGACAACTACGGCTATTAGCCAAGGTTCCATAGCCGATCAATCTACCACAACTAACGCCGGGATGGCGTGAGGAGCAAGAATGAGCCGCAACGGGTCAGGTACTTACTCGCTTCCAGCGGGGAACCCGGTAGTCACCGGAACCACAATCAGCAGCACTTGGGCGAATAACACCCTTTCCGACATCGCCACTGCCCTCACCGCGTCGATTGCGAACGATGGGCAGACCGTCCCGACCGCCAACCTGCCGATGGGCGGGTTTAAGCATACCGGGGTTGCTACGGCTTCGGCCACGACCGACTACGCCCGCGCCGACCAGGTTCAAAGTTCCTCGTTCCAGCACCTCACCGGAACGGCTGGGACGAACACGATCACCGCGTCTGCCACTCCGACCCCTTCGGCGTATGCGGCTGGGCAGCGGTTTACGCTGATTCCTGCGAACACGAACACCGGAGCGACAACGCTTGATGTGTCCAGCCTCGGGGCGAAGAACGTGTTCTGGAACGGTGTGGCATGTGTCGGCGGCGAGATCCGTCAGAACGTGCCGATTCTTGTGTTCTATGACGGCACGCAGTTTCACCTGCTCGGCAACTCGTTCAATGCGCCGTTCAACGATGCATACCCTGTGGTTGAGGGTTCCTCCGATGCGACCAAGAAAGCCCGCTTCGAGGTTGACGGCCTGACGACCGCAACCACCCGCGTTGTGACGGTGCCGGATCGTGACCTGACGATCAACAGCCTCACCAGCATAACCGCGTCCCTTGGCGCGGATGTATCCCTGAACAACACCGGCAGCTACTTCGACGGCCCCAGCGTTGCGCAGGGTACGTCTGGTACTTGGTTCGCTTCGGGGACTGTGACGCTGATTGATACGGCTGGCGGCGCTTCGTTCAACGTGAAGTTGTGGGACGGAACGACAGTCATCGCCAGCGCGGGGCCTACTACGTCAGCAATCAACCAGCGGATTACAGTTTCGCTTTCCGGGTCGCTTTCCTCTCCAGCGGCGAACATCAGAATTTCCGTGAACGATGCATCAAGCACCAGCGGGGCGATCAAGTTCAATTCCTCCGGTAACTCAAAGGACAGCACGCTTACCGCAGTGAGGATAGCTTGATCGGCTTCGTCGTATCGGGGGATTGCGTCCCCTACGGGCTGCGCACCGGGGTATCGGCTTCGCAGACGTTCGGGAGTCTCATTGCCGCCCGTCGCAACACCACGTTCCTTATGCTGGCGTACTACTACGGGACAGTTACTCGGAGGCCGCACACGGGGGACGATACCTCACTCGGCACTGCGATCAATCCCAACACGGGACTACGCAACAACGTGGCCGACCAGTTCGACTACGCAATGTCGTTCGATCCTTCGTGGTGGCTGGACATGAGCGGGGAGGCTTCCGTATTCCACATGGGCGGCGCTTCGGGGCCTCACGCTGAACCGCCGGATGTCTACCGTGCGGGGCTGATCCAACTCTGCCAGCGGTGGGCGGCGGCTGGGCGCGATCCTGCCCGCATGGTGTTCATGGACATCGTGCCGCAAGTGCTGCTTGAGGACGCTACCGGGGAAACCTACTACCGCACGGAAGTCCCCCAATACAACGCGATTCGGCACGAAGTTGCCAAGCTGCAGGGCGCAAGCGTGATCCTGGCCCACGACCACATGGTCACGGCGATGTACTCGATGGCGGACAAGGGTGCGTCATTCTTCGACCCCACAGGCACGACTGAGCCTTACAACCACTGGCACAACCATCTGCAAGCGGCTGGACATGCGTTCATCGACGCGCTCCTGACGCGGCCCCAGTACAACCACCTGTTCGTGATGCCGACGAGCGTGCTGAATCCGCCTTCCTCTGACGGCTGGACGGTGGCGGCGAGTTCTACGCATGACGGTTCCGCGTCGGGATGGAGCGGGTACACATGCCGCACGGTGATGCCTGTGACCGCTGGCGGGACGCAGGTTCGGGTGACGCTCAACGCTGGAGCCTCTGAGGGGCTTAACGTCTACGGCGCGTATGTCGGGAAGCTGTCCGGTTCCTACGGCTTCGTGTCCCCGGTGCAGCTTTCGTTCTCCGGTTCGAACACGGCGAACATTCCTGCGGGCGGGTCGGCTCTTGGTACGGCGAACCTGACCGTCGCGGCAGGGGATTCGCTAGTGGTGTCGTTCTACATGAACGATGCGAACGATACGGCCTCCCGGCGCACCGCAGCGCAGACCGGATGTTCCGCCTACTACAAGGTGGGGAACGACGCTGGCACGGCTTCGGCGACGGGCTACACGACTTCCAGCAGTTCCGTTGACGGCGTTTCGAAGATTGAAGTGAAGTCGTGAAAAGAGAGGGGCGAAAGTGTCCGACCGAATGACAGACGAAGAAATCCGACGCATAGAAGCCCGGTGGAAGTCAGACGTTGACCTGAAGCTCGACGCGCTGATCCGTGCAGAACATGATCGTGGGGTGAAGTACGACGCCTTCCTCGACATGCTTGTCGCCCGGGAAAAGGGCCGCGCCGAGATCCGCAGGGCCATCATCGAGAAGGGGATCATCGCCCTGTCGGTCTACTGCGTCGGGCTGATGGGCACGTTCATGTGGGATGCGGTCGTGCAGCACTGGAAGTCCGCGGTGGACGCGGCGGCACAGGTGCGGCGGTGAAACTGATCGAGGGCTGGAAGCGCGCCTACCGCATGTTCTCCGTGCAGGCGATGGCCGTTTCTACGGCGATCCTCGGGGGCTGGCTTGCGCTGCCGGACGACTTCAAGGCGCATCTGCCGCATTGGATCGGCAACGCCGCGGCGATTGCAACGCTGATGCTGGGCATCTTCGGGCGGCTGGTGAGCCAGACCAAGCCCGAGCCTGACCCGGACGAAACCGCGCCGGGGATCAAGCCGTGAACACCTACCGCCCGGAGCACTTCAAGCTGCAGGAACTCGTCGGCCCCGAGTTCTACAAGCGCTGGGGTGAGCGCTGCTGGGAGTGGCTGCAGGTTCCATCCCTGAAGACCATCGACGCGATCCGCAAGCGCTATGGGGCGGTGACGATCAACACATGGGCGGACGGGGGGCAGTTCCACGAATCCGGCCTGCGGGACTTTGCCACGGCCACGGGCGCCGGATATTCGCAGCACAAGTTCGGCGGGGCGTTCGACCTCAAGTTCGGGGCCATTGCGCCTACGGAGGTGTTCGACGACCTCCTCGCCCATCCGGAGTACGCGCCCCTCCTGACGACGCTCGAGGATGCCCGGATCACGAAAACGTGGCTGCACGTGGATTGCAGGAACCACGGCCGGCCGGGTATCTGGGTCGTGAGCCCGTGAATGCCTACCTTCTGGGAGCGCTTGCGGTCGTGGTGGCACTGGTCGCTGGGGGAGTTCAAGGCTACCGGCTTGGTGGAGATCATGTCCGCGCCGAGGTTGCCGACGAGCAAAAGCAAGCCCGAGAAGAAGCCGACGCCTACGCGAAGGGCCTCCGGACATCTGCGCGGCGACAGGCGCAGAACCTCCAAGCCGCGCTCGCCCGTCAAAAAGGACTGAACCGTGATATTGGAACCGACCTCGAAGCAGCCCTCCGCCAAGCCGCTCAGGGCGTTCCTGCTGGCTGTCCTGCTCCCGGCCTTACTGACGGCCTGCGCGACCTCTGGAACCGCGCCAACGCAGGCGCAGACGGTTCTCCCGGACGAGGCTTGCCTGACCCTGGCCGAACCGCTGCCGCCCCTGCTGGAGCCCTCCCTAGCGGCGATGGTCCGCAACCACGTTGAGGTGGCGAACCTGTACCACGAGCTAGCAGCCCGGCACAGGTGTCTGGCGGAGTTCGAGCGGAGCCGATAGTTTTCCCCACGCTTACCCCACATGGAGCCGATTCGGTCGGTTTCCGGGGCCTCGCGCTCAAGGGTTCGGACGGACACCCTGAGTTCGGCGGCGGCTTCGGATAGGAGGAGGAGGCTCACTCGGCATCCCTGTTTGCAATCGCAGCCATCACCCTATCCTCGGCAGATGCTTGTGGTTCTCGCAATGGCTGAATCCTTCGTTTCCGGGGCCGAACTCGCCACCGCACTGAGAGCAGAAGGTTTCCGGGTACTTGTAAGCGTGATGGCGTTTACCATCATCAAGTGCCGCAGTCAGGTTTAACCGGATTTGGCCTTTTGTTGAGCCAGCGTCGATCATATGGACCGTGTTTAGTATTCGCGTATTGAGCCGATCAACCTCCGCCTCCAATCTTTCAATCTCTATCGCGCACTCACCGTGCGGATCTCCGTCCGGCTGTTCGTCGAAGCTCATGGTTCTTTGTCCTCTATTGATTTCTCAATGCAGTAGTTACACGGTGGAGAGATGTGGCAGGAACATCCTTTTTTCGAAAAATATCCGTGGTATGCGCCATCCGGATCGACGTAATTGTCATAGGCGCGTTGTGCCGGCGTTAGCCTGCGGTATGCCCTAGCTTGTGCGGCTCGGCGGCAAAGTCCACAACCATCGTGCATTACCGGCTCAGGCCCACAGGTGCAACCCGGCACGCGAAGGCTCGCGCTCATGGCTTCTCCTTGAGTGCGGCGTGATATGCACAAACAAATCCGTCTATCAGAATATCGCTGTGAGGGACGCACGCCGCGCAAGCGTGGTCCGGTAATCCTTGCCCGTGATTCAGGATGTATTTACGCGCCTCGGCAAGTTCGCTCTTGAGAGAATTGATCTCCCGAATTAACTCAGCGTTAACTCCACGCACACCGTGCCAATCTGTATCTTTCATATCTTCGTCTTTTGCTCTGGTATGTTGGCTAATGTTTCTCTTGCTCGTCTTGCAATAATTTCGCATACGTCGCCATGTCATGGCGCAAAAAATGCAATACCCTCCAACTCTCGAATCAGCATTTCGTTCACCGCCCGAATTTCATCTATATATTCCGCTGCTCGCAGATAGTACGAATTCGGGCCGATAATCTCAGCGGCAACACGCAAGCATTCGGCAATGTCTTGTTCCCAGTACGGCGTTGTTTTATCGGTAGTCATTTGGATTCAACCTTTCATTGATTCTGCCGTGGTTTTCGCACCAGTCGCCGTCAATTAATGTCCGGTCGCATACAGGGCATTTTGGCTTTTCAAGCTGTTTTTCTCGGATAGCTTCTATTCCATCCCAAAGCGCCTTGTTTTCTTTTAGTGCGGTCGCAAGCAATCTTTCCGTCCGTGTCCAGTTCTCAGCCAGCATTGCGTTAGTTTCTCGCTTTGAGTAGCTTTCTCTTTCCATTGTCTTGCACAATGCAATGAACTCCGGCGGGACTGGCGTTGGCGATTGCATCCACTGTTCGATTAGTGCATCGGTTCTGGGTGTGTCGCCAGCGTCGCCAGATGCAGGATCGTCATAACTTCTCTCGTCGTGGCTATTCATGGAGCCCACTCCGCGCTAAGTACCTCCCTGATGCGCTCATTAAGAAGGCCAATGCGATCCATGCCCCATGCTTCGTGCTGGCGCATCGTAAGGTGCTGGTCGAACTTGCTCATCATGCTTACAGCCTCCCCTAGCAGATGCCTGAATTGCCCGTTTTCGAAGGCAAGGCGATTGATTTGCTTCATAGTGCTGTCATCCATCGTTTCTCTCCAGTTGTCCATGGCTCCCCTATCGCGTATACGGGCCACGGGCGGATGTCCATAGTCTCTTGGCTCGGTAAGCGGCACATCCTTCCTTCCGCACCATCCGCACCCATAGGTTCCGTCCGGTTCGTGAAACGTGGACAAGTGGCCGGGGATGATCCGCCCATGCTCTTTCCCGCAGCCAGCACAGATCCACGCCGGATAGCCGCTGTTCAGGGCGGGGGAGCCAGTCATTCTGCGACCTCCAACTGGATGGTATAGAAAGGCTCGGTCAGATACTCCGGCTTCTCTTTACGACGAACCTCTACGCGATACCCCTCGCCATCGCGGGCGAAGAATTGCTCAGATGTCGCTTCCCCTTCGTTGGCTGCAACAAGCAGAGAGTTGGCAAGGGCGCGAAGGGCGCTTGCGCTCCCTTCAATCAGCGCCTCAGAGTGCCAGCAATACTGCGGCTTGACCTGAAGCCAATTCGCATCGTCAATGTCGCTCCCGTCCAGAGCCGGGGCGCTCACTTCGGCACCACGGTACAGGTCTGCGCTTCGGTGTCGATCTCCACGGTCAGGTACTCGCCGTACTCAAACCACTTCCCGCAAAGCCCTCTCACCTTCTCTGCGCGAGTTTCGACAAGTTGCTCTTTTTCTTCGGCATCAAGTCCAGGCATGGCATCTACCTCTACCTTTACGGCCTCTTCAACCGCGTCGGAAAGAGTGTCCGGGTCTTTCATGTGAACCTTGAATTTCATCATCCCTCCTTTGATTCGCTCGATGTGGTATCGCAGCCATCTGATTCTGGCCTCTGGAAAAGCTCGACAATTTTTGACCTTGGTGGAACAGGCCCAAATCCGGGATCGGATTCATGCTGTGGAACCCTTTCCCACGGACTATTTACCTCAATCAATTCGCATGAATCGTCGGCCATAACTCATTTCCTTTTCGATGTACTCGGACTTCTTTGTCCCTTGTTCTCTATTCCAAGACCAGTCTCCAACTACATAATAATGGTGGCCCGCATCTACCTTTATTCGGTCTGAGTATTTGCCGTATTTGCGATACCAAGCAACCTCCTGCGCTTGTAGTTCAAGGTGTAGCGGCGCTTTCACCGTGGCTCCCCTGCGTCATCGAACGAAAGTTGGTTGGGCACCTTGTAGATTCGAATCCTCTCTGCCCCGTGTTTGGCGCAGTAGTTCAGGAGTTCGTTCCGGCGTTTCGAGTCCTCGGAACAGCCGCAGCGATACTCCGCGATGTAGAGCCACTTCGGGGGTTTAGGCATCTGAGCGCCCCCGTTGAGGTTCGAGGCGCTCTGGTATGCGCCAATTGGATACCGGCAGGGGAACCTTGCAAAGCCCCTCGGTGACGTAGAATGTGCCGCGCTCGGTCAGGTCATAGCACCGCGTTCTTGCCTTGCAGAACTCAATCAGCCCTTGGTCGCGGAATCGCTCAATCGTCGACTTCCAGACTGGCGGATTCGTAGCTATGTCTTCGTGGTCGCGTGGACTCCAGTGATACCAGAGCAGCACTTGGATCTCGTAGGGGCTCACTTTGATGGCTCCTGTTTCATAGAGGGGCCATCAACCTTCGGCATGGCGTTGAGTTCGTCCACGGCCAGCTTCCGCCAGTCCTTCCCGTACTTGGCGTACATCTGGAGCGACCAGTACGCCACGGCCGCCTGTTCTTCCTCGGCATTTTTCGGGATGTCGAAGCCGCGAGTCCGCATAACGTGCGCGATCTCAATGATGGTGAAGCACGGCCTGCCGAGAATCCACCTCACCTCGTCGTCCAGGTCAGGCAACTTTCGCTCAGCTTCCACAACGGGCGCAGTTGGGGATGAAGACTTGACTGCTCCGGCGACTACTTCTGAATCTGCCAGCGGGTGTATTGTC